CCAGGTCTGCGGATCAATTCTGTTTCGACCGGGCCGACTGGCTGACTTGTTGGCTGCTCGATCACTCCGGCCACCGATCACCAGGTGTGTTCGTGCCCATTGAGTCAGTGTACCTCCGGCCTTGCTTGCCTTTTTGGCCAGGCGCTTGGTTGCCCGCTCCCGCTCATGCTTGAGCCATTCGGTCAGGCCAAACGCGGTAAACAAATGCTGAGACACGGCTTTGACTGCAGCCAGTCCTCTCCAGGAGCCGTCAGCCTGCAGCTGCCTGGGTTGCGCAATGGTCACGATGTTAGCGCGCTTCAGATCGGCCAATGCGCGCTCCATGCGGCGCTGGCTCATGCCGGTGTAGCTGCAGAGGTATTCAACGGTAAGGGACATAAAGCCGGTCGATGTCGGTACACCGCATCGAAGGGAAGAGAGGTCCAGGAACTCAATGATAACGGAAAGGGCAAGCAGACAAGCCTCGCGGCGCTCGCTGCGCTGCTGCCGGGTGCTTTGATTGGCTGCGTTCAAGGAGGGGAGGCAGGCAGGATTGCTGAAATAGTAACGAGTCCGCTCCTGCAGGGCGCGCAAGATCTTGGGCCGCTGCTTGTCGGTGCTGCTCCTTAAATCGAGGCGTGGTGCTGCAGGATCGTGGCCGCAGAAGTTGCCGCCGTTATTGACCCGTGTCACATACGCCCTACCACATAATCGCTTCATTTACAGCCCAAGGGGCTGCAACTGAGCGATGAGTGGCCTTTTTTCAGCTTGCACGAAAGTGCACTGATTGCCATACTAAGCCTCAGTTAAACGCTACTGCTTCGTTGCCATACGAGCTAGCCATTTCGAACAGAAACCATCCGCCAAGATAGAACTGTTCTGGATTGTTCAAAAAAGCCCGGTTGCCGCCGGGCTTTTTTGTGTCCGCAATATTTACCTACGCGCTACGCTTTTCTCCCCTCGATTGGCCAACTATTCCAGGCCGCTCCAGGTGCAATGAATTCTCTTTGCCGGGCGCATCTTCAGCCTCAGCCGTTTGGTCCAGACAAAAGACCGCCGCTTATGATGCACGGCGGAGCGACCCGGCGCAACGATACTGCCACTCGACCAGTCGCCATCCTCACTGGCTTCCCTTGCTTTCCAGCCCTGCTACCGACCAACGGTAAGGCCCAGGCCTGCCTCACGCGGCCCGATCACGACAAAAGCCCGCACGGCCGCACTGGTGCAATTTTGAGAAATTTTCCATGCTCCAGCACCCGGCGCGCGCAATCGTCCCCCCACGACGCCTGCGGGCTAAATAGGTCGCTTTTTCTGCACCCCTGCATAGGCCTCTGTACGGCCCACGGCGGGGGCTGCGCGGCGTTTTTAGCCTTCGAAAAACCCTGCAAAACCCTGCAGAGGTCCCCCTCATCACGGCCCCCCTGCGCGCCCACACGGCCTGCTCCCGTTTTACCTGCCTTGAGCGCGGCGCTCTTCTGTCAGCGTGCTCCGTTTGGAACGCGCGAAAGGCTTTCAGCCACCTCCGTCACTGATTACCCCGGCTCGCTTGCGAGACGAAGCCAAAGGCGCGCCGTGAAGCTGCTAAACGACGCTTGCGGCGTGCAGCAGCTGGAAGGGCGCTAAGACCTCCAGGCAGCTCTTCTGCTTTAGGGAGAACCCAGGGGACCCCGCGCGCCTGCAGGCGCGAAGTCGGGGAACATAAATACACAGGAGACTGGCCTTACACCGTGCCTGGGATATGCACAGGGCTTAAAGGCTCTGTTCTTTAAGCGAAGCTGGTACCACTGCATACTTTTTTTTGCATTTAACTTAAAACAGCACAGGGGCGAACTGATCGATGCGCCTTGATTACGATCTGGCACACGAAAGCAGCAGCTGTTTAGAGCGAATCTGGGGCGTTTTGAGAGGTTTTGGGACAGCGGGAGGGTAACGACAGGGGTACAGGCGAGCAGAGGCCCCGCTGGAAAGCGGTGCGCTTGAGAGGAGGGCTATCGTCGAAGGAGGGCGTCTAACGCCTGGGTAAGGGCGCTGCCTGTCAGGCTGGGGTTTTGCTGATGCAGTTGAACAGCAAGCTCGGCTCTCCTGCGGTTGAATTCAACTTGCTGCTCGTGCTGCTGGTTTTCTGTAGCGATTCGCTCACGTGCCTGGAAATTACGGCGACGGGCTTGTTTGGCCATAGAGGCCTCGGCCTGCTGTAGGGCTTGCTGCTGGGCTCGACGCTGGATTTCCTTGAGCTTTAGCCGGCGCTTTTCTTTCTTACGCTCCCGAGCCTGCTTGAGTTGGTGAGCCAGGCCCAGCTCGATGAACAAACGCGGCCGCAGCATAATCATGGTGCGCGTGATCCAGCGCTTGCCATCATGGAACAGTCGCTTCTGCTCGCGGCGGATGTAGCGCGCTTTTTCCAGGAGTTTTAGCGCGCGTGAAAGGGAGCACTGGTGAATCTCTGCATCTACCGCAATGCCGTTCTGCAGGTTGAGATGGAATTGGCCTTCGTTATCCATCCAGCCAAGCACCATTGTGGCGATATCGACGCGGGCCATCATCGGCTCGGCGATGGCCGCAATCTTGCTCCACACTTCCTGTCTGACACGACGCCCTGATAGGTGAACGCAGTCAAGCGAGCGCAGCCATGCTCCCTTACGCTCGCAAGCTTCTATTTTGATCCGTCTTGCGGCTTCGCCTAGAAAGGTCCGCCGCTGATCATCGGACAGCGTGGCGACCCTAGTCTTGTCCCGGTCAGGTAACGGTTTGCCCCGCTTGGCCACTGGCAGATAAAACGCAGAGGCCGGCGAATCAGCCGGGGCACGGCGCGTTTTACCTTTGCGCTGCAGGACCTTTGCAGCGGTGTTTTGAGCGGTTTGCATAACGTTTCCTTGTACAGCGGGCAAAGCTTCCCCAAACTCATTGCGTTTTTATGGGCTGGTATTAGTGAGTTGAGCTGGGTTTAGGCGGCAGTTCCGGATCGTCGATACAGGCCGCGAAGACTTCCGCTATGGGTATTCGATAACGCCGGCCAGACTCCGGATCCACAAGCACGGCGACCAGGCCGGTGCTGCTGTCTACGTCCAGGTAGCGATGCTCAGGCTCGGGCTTGAGTTCGGAATAGGCACGCTCGACCAGGCGCTTGGCCGTGTGTTCTGGCACCTGCAACCGCTCGTTGAGGTGGGTCACGGCGCGCTCGATCAGCTGATCCGTATTGCTCAGGTGTTCGGCTTGGTGACGAATCAGGAAGGAGAGGGCAGCGGCCTGCATGCGGTCCAGGTAGTGTTCAGAGATCTGAATATTCATGGACGCTGCTCCAGGCCGGGTTTATCCAGCAAAGCTGGCTTGGTTGTACCCTGAGGGATCTTGGGCTTGAGCTTGCCCGTCACGGTTGGTGCCATAGGCACTTGCATGAAGGGATTGGCCAGGCCAGAGGGCCGGAGTTGATGAACAATGACTTGATGACCAGCGAACGTAGCCCCACACTCGAAGTTTGTGCACTCGAGCCAGATGTTTTTGAAACATGGCACTTCCTCTTTCGTGGTGCGGTTACGGAGCTTTTCACGGCAGCATGGGCATTTCATTGCCATTGCTCCCATGGTTTTGCAGCTCCCCTATCCTCGGAAGCGGTGGCATTGAGGCCAAATTCTTCAGGTACGTACTTCATTCTCGTTACCTTTGATACTGCTGGGCCTGGTTAACTGGCGAGGCGATTAATGCCTTGAGCCTGGTGGTTTCGAATGCAACGCAATAACCGAGTACACCTCGGTGCAGCGTGCGCTCATGTGTTGACGGTGTGCAGCTAATATCTGGGCTATCTCGCTTTCGTCCACGACGCCATCTTCTAAAGCCTTGGCGATGATCTGGTCGACCAGGCCACGCTTGACCGTAGTGTTCACGGCAAAGGTATACAGATCGATGTTGTCCAGGTTGCCTGCCTCGTCGAGTTTCACGAACACACCGCCGTATTGGGCCGCGATGTAGTCTGGCAAATGCGTGGTGCCTGCATCCTTCTCCAGCTGGACGATCTGGTCGTCAGTCAGAGGGCGGCTGCCCGCGTTTTCATATAGGTGGTTATCGAACTTCTTGAGCGGCATGCCCAGGCGAGCGGCTGCACATTCGCGGCCGCCTGGGTAGTCACAGATCACGGCGCTGGCCACCTGACGGCGAGTCTCTAGAACGCTCTTTTTCATGTTCTCGTTTCCCTCTTATCCGCCTGGTCTTACTCTGTTGCTACGGCAGTGATGATGTCGCCGTCCTTGATACCTAGAAGTACTGCAGCGTTATGGGCTATACCTCTTCTCCCTTTCTTCTTGCCTGCTAGTACTTGGTAAACAGTCGGTTCATCTAATCCGTGTTCACGGGCGAACTCAGCAATACTTTTTCCTTCCCGCTCGAGAGCTTCCCGAGCTTGTGCAGGTGTGCGCAGCGCTGGCATAGTTCAAAACCGTTCAAAACTGTTCAATTGAGTTAAGTCAAGCGAACTCTATCACCCATTTGAGTTAAGTCAATAGGTCAAGTTTATTCAAATGAGTTCAATCGGCAGCCGGTTGCGTGAAGAGCGTGAACGGCTTTGTTTGTCCCAAACCCTCTTTGGTGCCATCGGTGGAATCAAGACCAATGCCCAAGTGAAATATGAAAAGGATGAGCGAAGCCCAGATGCAGAATATTTGTCTGCACTCGCCAATAAGGGGGTTGATGTTCTCTATGTGCTCACTGGCCAACATGTCCCTGTAGAGGAAGCGAGTCTGTCGGCTGAAGAGGCTAGGTTGCTTAGCTTTTATCGCCAGATGTCGGACTTTGGTAAGGAGTCCATCACGCATGTGGCCTTCGCTGTTGCATCGGTAAATAAAGGGTCGAAAAACGATCACTGATATAGCTATACCAGTTCCGGCCAAGGTGGCTGGATGTTGTCGGAAATAAAAAAGGAACCCTTCTAAATGGCTCTTACTGTATGCAGGAAATGCAAACATCAGGTAGTTTCTAATGCGAAAACCTGCCCAAATTGTGGCATTAAAACGCCTGGAGCTCGCTGGTATTATTTGGCTCTTACTCTTGCCTTTTTGGGAATTACCATCTGGCTTTTGAACAGCTCTGAATCCACTAATACAGCAGAGCCTGCCAATACCATAAGCAAGAGCGAATACGGTGAGAAATGGCCGCTCACGGTTGATCAAGTCGAACTGGCCTGTGAACCACCTACGCTCATCACCGTAAAAGCCAATGGCGTGACTTATGCGCTTAATGGTTCTGCGCGAACGCATGCTAAAAGGTATGGCTGGGAAGATTTTGAGCAGATCTGGCGTACTGATCCTGCCTCGGAAGGTACGGGGACTTCCTGGAAGATTCCCCCGACAGGTCTGATTGCTAAAGGTATGGAGCTGTGCAAGCAGTCGTAAGATTAGAAGAGCCCAACTAACTTGTTGGGCTTTTATGTTTACAGGATCTGCAATAAATCCGTTATGCTTGTACATCAGTAAAACAACTCCTTTTGTAGATCCTGTCACATAAAAATACTGTATAACCAACCAGTATTAGATGAATGGTAGTGTATATAGATACAGTTCACAATACTGTATAAGCACTTTTTGTGTGTCTATTCCGCCGCTTTTGCTTCCTGCAGCTTTTTCCACTCCCGCTCTACGGCGCGCTTTGCCGTGTGCTTATTGGCATACAGGTAATGCAACCGCTTAGGCTTGGTCTGATCACCTGCCGTCACCGCTATCTCTTTGCCGGTCGCCTTGTCACGGTAGTACGCAATCACGCCGGTATAGTCGCCCTGGACTTCCTCGAACAGATCCGAAACCAGGTCTTCGGGTAGCTTGGCTTCCAGATCCAGCCGCGTGGTGTAGCCACCATTTGCGGTGAGGCTGTGCTGGACGTTGCCGCCATGCCAGATGATCGCGTCGATCTCGGCCTTAACGCCCATGAGCGTGTAGCTGAGTTCGGGAATCAGGTCAGGACGGCCCAGGGCCAGCTGGTAGGTGAGGGTGGCGGTCCCGCGTTGCAGGCGATTCCATTCAGCGCGTGCGGCACGCAGGGCACTGGCCTGGTCGCTGTAGGTGTGCCGCAAGTCCTTGAGGTTATCGCCGCCACCTGCAATGGCGTGCTGCTTCTTCGCGCTATTTACATCGTAGTAATACGCGCGGACGCCTTCGTAGCTCTCCCGATCCGCCTGCAGGTAGCTGTGCTGGTCGCCGTCCTCACGGGTGAGGGTGATATGGCCCAGATCTGCGCCGCTGGCTGTCTTGCCCTTTCCCTGCTGGATAAAGATCAGCCGGCCGGCTTTGATGGTGGCCACCGCATCGTGGTCTTCGCCCAGGCGGGTGAGCAGGTTGGCGTCGGATTCGCTGGTCTGGTCCAGCTGCAGCACCTGGAGCGTGTCCAGCTCCTTCGCAATCACCGGCGTGAGGCCTTGCCGGGTGGCGATGGTGCGCAGAATCGTACCCAGGGTGGTGTTGGTGTAGCCGGTGTCTCGCTTAGCCTTGAGCGTCTTTCTCAGGTCCGCGCTGCGGGCACGAATGCTCAGCACGTCCGGCGCGCCGCTGTGCTCGGTCTCATCGACGATATAGGTGCCCTTGTCGACCAGGCCGGTGGTATTCCAGCCTAGCCAGAGGCGCACCTTGGCTCCGCGCGGCGGAATAGCGAGCAGGCCATCATGGTCGCTCAGCACAATGCTGAGCTGATCGGCTTCTAGGCCTCGGTTGTCGGTCAGGTCCAGGCTGATCAGCCGCGGCGCTATCAGGTTGCTGATGTCCGTCCCGTCGACGGTGAGCTTGTAGATAGCGACTGGATAGCTGGCACCGTTGACCTCCTGGTCGTACAGCTTGCGCAGCTGGCCGGTGGCCTGGTCAATGGCTTCGCGGATCATAGGATGCTCCGCAGAATGCCATTGGCCGAGGCGATGCCGGCACCCAAGATATCGGTGCGGTCGTTATCGATGCGCTTGAGCGACAGGGTGAACTCGATACGCCGAGCGGCACCGTCCCGAAAGAAGATCGTCCTGGTCTCGCTGATGCTTTCGATGACCCACACGCCCAGGATGCGGCCGGTGCCCTCGATCATGGGCCAGGCCGAGCCGGACTCAGCCATATAGCGCAGCACATCCAAACTGGCAGCGGTGCCCGTAAGCTCCGGCGCGACCCAGCCGGGCAGGGTGATGCTGTCGTCGCCCTTTCCCACGAACTGACGCGCCGGCGGCGCACCCACACGCGAGCTGCTCGCGTGCCGGTACTCGGTTTGCCGCTGCAGCTCCTGGTAGGCCAGGGTGGAAAGGCTAAAGATAAAACGTCCTAGGGCCATCATCATGGCGGGTTACTCCTGGTCTCGTAGGCTGCTGCGGCCGCGTGCGGATTGTTCAGACTTGGCCCTAGCCAGCTCGGCGCGTACCGCCTTGGCGATGGCCTGCGCGTCCATGCCTGGAGCGGCATTGATCGTAAAGTGATAGGTGTCGCCTGCCACCGGTGCCGGCGCAGCACGCTGCGAAACTGGAGGCCTATCATCAAAGGTAATGCCCGCCATGGCCGGAGTGGCTGCAGTACCCACGCCAACGGCGACCGCACCGGCAGCGGTCAGCCGCTTGGCGGTATTCGCCATTTGCGATAGAGGACCGTCTTCGCCCTTGGCTAGACCTACAGCTAGCCCCTGCATCGTGAAGTCGCCCAGCTGGGCAAATACGCGGCTGGGCGAGTGAATGCCCATCCTCTCTTTAAAAGAGGTCCACATCGTCCCGGCAACGTTTACAACCGAGTCCCTAAGCGCACCCAGCTGGCCGGTCATGCCGTTGATTAATCCATCAATGATCATGCCACCAAAGCCGGTAAACTTGGCGGGCAGCTCAATGCCCAGGTAGTTCAGAACGCCGGACCAGGCGCTATACATAAGCCCAAGCGGACTAAAGTTGGCCAGAAGTCCAACAACGCCTGCGATGCCATTGGAAAAGCCACTTTTAATCTCCTGCCAGAGCGAGGCAAACCAGGGCCCAACTGTCTCCCAATTCTGGTAGATCAGCGTGGCGGCCAGAGCAATGCCGGTGATGAGGGCCAGGATCGGGTTGGCCATGGCGGCCGCCGTCACCAGTCGGATACCGGTGGCCACCATGGGCAGGGCATTCTTGGCCAGGCTGAATAGCCCGCCGATCAAGCTTGGGATTCGCACACCTAACTGGGCGAACATGAATCGAATGGCAAGGCCTGGACCGAGAATACCGGCTAGGCCTAATGCCAGTGTGCCAAACGCCATGGAGGCCGCCGCAACGCCGGCAGTGACCTTCAATAGGGTAGTAACAAGTGCAGGATTGGCCGCAGCCCAGGCGGTGACTTTTTCCAGGACACCGTTGAGCTTGTCCATGATCTCGATCAGGGCAGGGCGCAATGTTTTGCCGAGGTCAGCCGACAGGTTGAACAGACGGTTTTGGGACATCGTCGCACGCGCTGAAAGCGCATCGCCGCGAATATCACTCTCGCGCTGCATCGAGCCGTTGCCCTTGGCACTTTTCGTCAACTCCAGCTGCCGGCGGTATTCCTCCAGGTTGTTGGCCAGCTTCGAGGCATCGTCGCCGTATTCCTTGCCAAAGAGCTGTGTAGCCACCGTCAGCTGCTGCTCCTGCGGTAGTTTCTTGAGCGCATCGAGTACCTTGAGGATGGTTCCGGTCGCGTCTTTGGTCATGCTCGTCTGGATCTTCTTGGACTCCATGCCCAGGGCTTTTAAACCGGCCTGGAACCGCTTGGGCTGTTCGTTGGCAATGGCCAGCTCGCGGATCATGGCGTTAGTGGCTGTACCAGCAACCTCGGCCGAAGATCCCAACGTCAGGAAGGTACTGCCGAGCGCAGCGGCGTCCTTGTAGCTCATTCCGACCGAAGCTGTTACACCGGCCACGCGCTGCATCACATCGATGATGTCCGCGCCTTTGGACTTGGCGTTGTCGTCCAGGTAGTTGATCACATCGCCCAGCTGGCTGACGTTCTTGATCGGGACCTTAAAGAGATCTGCAATTCGAGCCAGGTTTTCACCAATCTGATCGGCCGGAATTTCAAACGCAGTGGCGGCATTGGCCGCAACGCGGGCAAATTCGAGCAGGTTGTCCTTGCCCTGAATACCCATCCGAGCGCCGCCTTCGACCAGGGCTGCAATCTCGGTCGAGGCCATCGGGATGGTCTCGGACATCTTTTTGATGGCCTCGCCCATCTCGTAATAGGTACTGGTGAGCTGGCCGTTATCATCGCGTGCGCCCTCAACCTGCTTGGCGACACCGAGCATGGCATCTTCAAAGCTTGAGTAGTTCTTGACGATGCCCACGATGGGGCCACCGAGCGCAGCTCCTGTAGCTGCGGAGCTAGCCCCCAGCATGGCCGCGCTACCGGCAAGCTCCTGGCCCTTGGAGTAGCTGGCCTTTACCCTGGCCAGCTTTTCCTGCTTGGCCGCTACGGCAGCCAGGCGTTCTTTTTGTGTTTTATAGGCTTCGTTGGCGGCATCGATGCGCGTCTTGAGCTGCCTTTCGCTCTCGGCAAGGTTACGGGTATCGATCCCGGCTTCGCGTAGTTTGGGAATCAGCCGCTGCAGCTCGGCGCGTTGCTCGCCGTGCTTGGTCTTGAGCCGATCCACCGCCGCGCTGGCATTGATAAAGGTCTTTTGAAAGGCCGCAGACGGGGCGTCCATGGCCTTGAGTTGCTCCTGGTACTGCCTGAGCCGCTGCTGTGCGCGGGCGAGCTCTTCGCCGGTTTGCCGGACGGCGTCATGCTGCCGGGTATAGCTTGAGATATCAGACTGCTGCGCATTCAGGGCCTTGACCTGGTCGCGGGCGGCCTTGAGCGCCTTGGCCGTGCTATTGCTGCCGGCCATGATGCGTTTAAGCGGGGCGGTCACTTTGTCGAGTGCCGATAGCAGCACTCGGATCTGTAGGCTATTGGCTGCCATCGGGGCTCACTCGTTGCCGGGCGCGTTCACGCCATTCCATCAGTTCGGCCAGGCCCAGCTCATCCAGCTGGGCCGGCGGCCAGTGAAAGGTGATGGCGAGATCCGCCATCGCATCCTCTACGCGTCGGGGGAGAGCTCCACCTTCAGCGACCTCTGCAGCAAAAAATCGGAGATCTGCACCCCCACCTGGACCAGATCGGCCGGATCCATGGAGCGGGCCTCGGCTTCGCTAATGCTGGGCAGGCTGATACGCGGCAGGACTTTCATCACAGCCAGTACATCCAGCTTGAGCAGGTCAGACAGGGCAATGCCGCGCAGCTCGCCGGCCTTGGGTTTGCGCAGGATGATCCGGTCAATGACCTGCTCGCCGCGCTTGATGGGCTCGTCCAGTACGATGGTGTGCGGGTTAGTTTTGACTTCAACGGCCTGGTCTTGGGCTAGGGTAGTCATGGAAAAATGCTCCTTATCAGAGTGCCCGCCAAAACGGGCACGTTTGGAATTTAGAAATTTCTAAATCGAAAAAATGGGCTTACATGCCCAGCGCTTTGCGCTGGCCTTCAAGACGGTCAACGCCGCCAATCTTCTCGATGAAATTGAGCAGATCGATCTCGATCACGACCTCACCGTCAACGGTGAGCTTGTAATAGGTGCAGGTGGTGGTGATCTTGTGCTCGGTGTCTTCACCTGGAGCCGCGTCGCCCATCTCAATGGATTCGTGACGACCTCGGACTACGATCTCAACGGACATATCGGTAGCGGTATCATCCTGCTGGTAGGAGCCGGCAAAGCGCAGCATCACGCCGCTGGCATTGGTCACGCCGAACTGCTTGAGCACGGTGACGTCCAGGCCACCCAGCGTCCATTCCAGCTGCAGGCCATCGTCGCTCATGCCAAAGTCGACTTTAACGGGGCCGTTCATGCCGCCGCCTCGGTAGCTTTCCATCTTGCGGCCAAGCGAGGGCAGGGTGACGCTCTTGGCTTCGCCGAGGTAGTTGTAGCCCTCGTTAAAGAAATTCAGGTTTTTCAGTTTGCGGGGCAGGGCCATAGCGGCAGCTCTCCTGGGGCGCGCCTTTCAGCGCGCGTATGCAAAAGGGTTAGGAATTCACGCGGTCAGCAAAGCTCGTCAGGTACGAGTCGGTGATGCGCTGCCGCAGGGTTAGGTCTTCCAGGGGCGGGACCGGGGTGTAGTCATAGTCCAGGCGTAGCTGGCCAGCCTTGAGGGTGTCCTTGGTGTTGACCTCCTCGTCGTACCAGCACTCGCCGCCGAGCAGGTAGCCCTGAGCCGTCAGATCGCGCAGCTTGGCGTTGATGCCTTCGATGATGTCGCGGACCAGGCTGGGGTGCATGGGCTTGTCCACAAAGGTGAAATGCGCCTCAGCCATGGTGTCCATCAGCACCTGGGCGGTGCGGGTGTAGTTCTCGAAGGCGAACAGCGAGTCGTCTGTGGTGGTGCGCGAACCCCAGAAGCGATAGCCGCTCTGGTTGATCAGCGTGGTGACCTCATGGCTGTTGAGGTAGTTGCTGTCGGTCGAGGGATCCTGCAGGTCGAAGAACACATCCTTACTGATGCCGGTGACGCCGTTGACCGGGGCGTTGGACAGGGTCTTGTGCCAGCCGACCTCCTTGTCCAGTTGCGCACGCAGGCCCAGGGCTCGGGCGGTTGCGTTGGCAGTAGTAGTGGCGTTGGCTGAGGTGCTCCAGGCCAGGAAGTCAGGCCAGAGCAGCATCAGCTCTCGCGCACCGAACTGGTTACGGTAGGCCACCGCGTCTTCCATGGTTTCGCAGTTCCAGGCGCTCGCGTAGACAAAGGCGCGCAGCTTTTGGGCAATGCTGACCATGGCAGAGGTGACAGCCTGAGTATCCAGACCGGGTACGCCTAGGATGCGTGGCGTAATGCCCAGCTGAGCCTTGGCAGACAGCAAGGCCTTCATGCCGGTGTACTTGCCGTTTGCGGATCCGCCGATGATGTTGGAGACGGTCTCGGCTTCGGTTGCGCCTTCGGGAACGCGGACCATGACAGTGACGGGTTTGGACTGATCGGCGATGGCCTGCAGGGCCTCGGCCATAGTGCCCTTGGTGCCAGCCTTGCCGGCAGCGCTCTGGACGTTGGTGACCAGGACGGGGGTATTCAGGGGGAAAGCAGCGGCATCGGCATCGTCTGCGGTGCAGACCATTCCGACAATCGCAGTGGAAACGGTGGAAATAGAACGGGTGCCTTCGTTGATTTCTTCAACTCGGACGCCGTGTAAGTAGGCTGAGTCGGCCATGGGTAGTGCCTGCGCAGGTGAATGACACCGGCAAGGCTGAGGGAAACCCGCGCGGGGTTCATCAAGCGCGGGTTGTAAGACGGGGATTTACAAGATTTAAGTTAGGTCGTTTAAGCAAGCGCTTGGGTTTAGCGCTTACTCATCGTTTTAAGTTCATCGGCAATCGATAAGGCTTTGTTCATAAGTCGAGCCGCTTCTGCATAAGCCTCTGGAGAGCCTGTCCCCTCATAAAGATTTCCCCCAGGAGTTACATCTGCCACAACAGCTTCAATTAGCTGATAAAACCGAACGACATGGGTAGCTTCTTCTGGGGTGAGGCTTCCAAGCTTTCCTATATTGGCTTGATAAACCTTGTTGTAGCTATCCGGAATCGATACTTGTAACGAAAGTTCGTATTTACTATCTGGATCTACTGTTTTGAGTTCACCTTCGGCCTCTTGAAAAAAACTGACATATCCTCGCTCTTCAATCACCTCAATCAGAGCCGCTATTTCAGCCAGAATGGAAGCTCTAACACTGCGACTCTCCCTTCTAGCCTGCCTTGAACTAAGTACGAGAGGACCTGAAAGAGCTGCTGTTGCTGTTATTAAACCTACAAAAATGGTGGTCCAATTAATGTCCATTGTCATTGCTCTTAGGAAGAGAGTTTCAGTGAAAAGAGTATGTTAGCGGCTGGTTAACTGAAGAATATTTGAGCCCCATATAACTGCTTCGGCCAAACTACCTGGCGAGTACCGTTGCGGCTGTTCCAGCCCAATCACCTGAGCACAGAATTCCGAGCAGAACCAGCGGGACTCGCTCTGGATGCCAACCGGCAGGACTTGGCTGCCCAGGATCCCGACCCAGTCATAGCCTGCGCCGTGCTCGGCCTGCAGCAACTCCTCGACTACGTCTTCCCTTACCCAGGGCAGCGGCAGGAAGTCCCAGACCGCTGAATCTGGCTCGATCAGCTTGGCCCGCACACCACCGTCGCGCGGTGAGCTGCTGGCAAAGCGGCCATCGGCCAGGACCAGCTCGCAGTGTGAATAGGGGCTGCGCGTCCAGATCCGGATCAGTTTGTCGTAGAGGTCGCCCGGTGCCTTGTAGAGGGCCAGCTGGATCATGCCGCTACCTCATCTTTAGGCCAGATGATAGCGGCCACTTCGGCTGCAGTCTTGGCGGCCTCCACCTGCTGCTCGAGCATGATCTTTTGTGCAATGGCCGCATTGATCGCATTCTTGCCGTCCACACCGACCTGCTGGATCTGCGCGGCGGTATGCGCCTGGTAGGCCCACTTGCCTTGGGCATCGGCGCACCAGAACGGGGTGGTCCAGCTCTCGTCGACGCCGGGCAGAATCGAAGCCAGTACCGAGGCCTGTAGGTTGGACTGGTCGGTCGGCTTGGCCGGGTAGGTGTAGGTCTCCCCCAGCGCATCGGAAGTGAAGCCAGCTGCGATCTGGGCTGCACAGGCGGTTTCAAGCTCAGCCAGCTTGGCCGCAACCGCCTGTTCAAGCGGAATCACCAGCTCAGGGGCAGAGGTGACCAGCTTGCCACTGTAGTCCACCCAGCAACTGGAGCTGGAGTAGGTATCCCATTGCTTGCTGGTCAGCTCGATCAGGAATTCTGCAGGCGGCAGGTTTACCTCAAACGCTTCGGTATCAAACCAGCCCAGCACTGCGCGGTTATTAGGGTCAAAGTAGGCGTAACGCATGATCAATTACCACTCGATTATCATAAAGCCGGGCATGCCGGCGGAACCTGCACCACCTGTACCAGCCGAGCCGTAGCAGGCACCGCCGCCACCTCCACCGGTACCAAAACCCACAGCGCCGGTTGCAGAGGCACCCAGGCCGCTGCCGGCCCGACCCGAGCCTCCGCTGACACCGTAAGGGCCATTGCCGCCGGCTCCGCCGTCGCCACCAATGGAAGGCGAGCGACCATCGGTACCGCAGGAGCCGCCTGGGCTTCCGGCTGCACCGCCTGCACCGGTTTGCGCCGCTGCGCCGCCGCCTCTGCCACCTGTACCGCCCATAAGGGTCAGGATGCTGGTCGATGCGCCGGCCAAGGTGAGCGAAGTATTGCCACCAGCTACGCCATCACCGCCGGCTCCGCCATTCGCGCCGGAGATACCCGCCGCGCCGCCGGCACCAATGACGATGTTCCAGACCTGGCCAGGTGTGACGGCAACCGGGACGCGGAGGGCGATATAGCCTGCGCCGCCACCTCCGCCTCCGCCAGAAAAGTTCGCGTTGTAGCCCGCTCCACCACCACCGCCTCCACCACCGGCACAGGCCGAGACGTACAAGGTGGTCACGCCGGCCGGAACGGTAAAGGCTCCGGCTGTGGTAAACCGGATCATGCCCTTGAGCTGGCTGATGCCTTTTTTCAGGAACAGAGGACCGTTGCTGTAAACCATCTTCCAGGTGCTTCCGCCGGTGGAAACCAGGGTGACGGTCTCGTTAGGTACCATCTTGTAAGGCGAGATGTTGGCGTCCAGCCCATCCATCACCAGCACATCCGTACCTTGGGCAGCCAGAGAAAAGCTGTTCATGGCTGCCGAGGCATGCGCGAGGGTAAAGGTCGTACCGGGCGGCACCGAGTTAGCCATGGGTAGCGTGCCAACCACATCGCCAGTGCCTACGTTGGTGACCAGGTGCGTGCCGCAATCAGCGCCGGTAAACGTGGTATTGGCCGAGACGGCATTCCAACCGCTGAAATGTCCAGAATTCTGCTTGAGAAACTCGCTGGTAACGAACTGTTTGCTGATATCGAAACGGGGCGGTGTCTGCCCTTTGACCGGCCCGGTAAAGGTGCCGCCACTGGTAGGCATATAGCCCTGGGTGATATCGGCAAACACCAGCGCAGTGCTGCCCAATGTAATAGGCGCATCGGTGGTGAGCTTCCAGATCGTGTCGGCCTGCGTTGTGCCTTGCTCTACAAATACGGTCAGTCCCGGCGTCACCTCAGCGTTTTCGTCCGCATCGGCCGCACGAAGCCAGCCGCCCGTGCCGGCCACATACAGGCCGTTTCCGTTGCCCGTGGTCTGGTTCTTGACCAGGACGCGGTCACCGGCCACCAGGGCGATGCCATCAATCGTCTGCAGGCCGCTCAGGGTAATATTGGTGGTCGTGGCGGCACGGACCGACTGCTTGTTGTCCAGCCGGTTGATCGCCACGGTGATCGCATCGTCTACATAGCCGCGTGTAGCCAGCACAACGCTCGGGTCGATCTTGAGTTCGACGCTTGAAGTGCTGCTGACAATCAGAACCATACGCAGGACTTGGGTGCGGCCAGACCCCTCGGCCAGCTGCGGCTTGTAGCTGGGCGGGGTATTAGCTACCGCAATCAGGTTGCCATCGGCATCGATCAGACCCATCTCGCGGATCCAGCTGCCGCCGGTGGTTTCGGGGATTACCAGCTCGGCGATGACCTGGCTGCTGTTGGCCTTGTCCACGGTCAGGCTGTTAAGCCCTGCGCGATACCATTCGCCCTTGAGCGCGGTTTGGCTGCGATCAGGGGTAGGGACGCTACCGCCGCCGTCGCCTACGGCCATCTTGCTGATCTTGAGGGTGGTGTTAAGCGCTGCCGCGTTGGCCAGCTTGGCCTCGCCAATAGCGGTGAGAATGGCGTAATAGGTCTGACTCATGGGTAGATGCTCAGGGTGTCGATGTCGTGAGAGATGCCGCCGGCCGAGTAACTGCCGCCGACCACAATGGCTTCGGGTTGATAGGCGTAAACGGTGAGCGTCTCGCCCTGGTAGGTGCTCACACCGATATAAGGCGTGCCGCGTGTTTCAAGGCTGACGGCAAGGCCGGTCAATTGCCGGCTGAGGGGCTTGGCGTCATCGATCAAGAGGCCTAGGCCGTCATACATTTCCTCGGTGATGCCGCTGTCCAGCACACCGATATCCAGCTTGAAAGTGCCCGGTGTTGCCTCGGGCGATTCCTGCCACCACTCGCGCACGCGGATCAGGTAGCCCAACGGCTCGACCACGCGGCGGATCGCACCAATGGTGCCCTTGTGCGAGTGGACGAAATACGCGGCCTTGATGACTTCGCGCTTGGTTTTTTCCGACCAGGCGCTGTCCCAGCGATCCACCGAACGCGCCCAGGCAAGGTAGGGCAACAGCTCCAGCGGGCAGCGGTCCGGATCCACCAGGTCACGCAGCGGAATGGGTACGCGCTTGATCTGGGCCAGGGCTTCAGCGGCGAGTCGCTCAAGCCGGGTGGAATTAGGTGGCAGCAGGCTCATGCCTGGTCTCCCAGGGTGACGCTGGTTCCGGTGCAGTAGGCCGCTTGGGAGTTGGTGGGGACGATATCGGTCCAGCCGTCCAGCTCGACCCTGGCCACGCCGGCCACATGCAGCGCAGCATCAATGCCGGAGCGGGCCACAATGACGCCCAGGCGTCGGCGTCGGTTGACATAGCTGGCCAGATTCTTCTGGGCGCTCTGCAGGATCAGTTCGGACTCGGCCCCGGTATTTTCCAGGAAGAGCCGGGCCTTGACGCTGTAGCGCAGGATCTCGGCGGACTGGACGGTGACGCGATCCCCCAGCGGGCGCACGTCTTCATCGTTGAGCGCCTTGGCTACGGTCTCCAGCAGCTCGGGGGAGGCGGTGCCGTCGCCGTCATAAGCCTGAACGGTAACGACCACCACGGCCGGCGAAGGGCTGACCGCCGAGGCGTCTGCGACCTGGCCGCTGCTGTTACGGGCATGCAGGATATAAGCGTTACGCGGGCCGGCTACGCTGAGACCTTCCCAGGCCATCTGAACGCGCTCGCGCAGAGCATCGTCGCCTTCCATCACGGCTGCAACCGGCGGCACGCTGGTGGTATCGGCCGGCGTAATGGTCAGGCGGGTCAGGTTGACGCCGCCGGCGATCTGCTCGAGGTCGGTGCCGGTGGCCTTGGCCAGCATGGTGCCCAGGGCGGCCTCGTTGACGCGCTGACGCAGCAAGAGCTCTCGGTAGGCATTCTCCTGCAGGAGCTTGACCAGCGGCTCGGACTCCAGCTCCAGGCGCGCGGCGATAGTGGCCTGTTGATCGGCCGGATACAGCGCGATGAGTCCCGCTTTGCGCTCGGCATAAATCGATTCGAAGTCCAGCTGCTCAACAATAGTGGGCTCGGGCAGCTGGGAGAGATCAATGGGGGTAAAGGTGCTGGCCATATCAGACTCCACCAAAGGCTAGGGGAACGCGCAGGCTCACGGCCGCATCGCTGACGGTGCTGTAGCCCTCCAGGTCGACAAAGGCCTGGCCGGGCCTGTCGCCCAGCGATAGACCGATACGAGTCAGGCGCAGGCGCGGCTCCCAACGCATCAGGGCCATGACCGCCACAGCCTTGGCTTCCAGCGCGGTAGCATCGTTTAAGGGTTTGTCGATCAGCTCGAAGAGGTCACAGCCGTAACTGCGGCGCATAAGCCGAGAGCCCACCGGCGTGGTCAGGATGTCGCCCACGGACTGCTGCAGGTGCTCGAGGTCAGTCAGGGAGAGGCCCGTGCTGCGGTTCATTTGAGCGGCGCTCCGGTCGTTCCGCCGCTGTCGCCGGGGTGCTTGTGCTTGACCAGGCTAATGCCGGCCGCGATAACGTCCTTGGAAACGGTCACCGTGCCGGTCACGTTTTGATTGCCGGTCTGGGTGTAGTCGCCCTGGTGGTTGATCGGGCCGATGATGTTGATGCCGCCGGGGCTGGTCAGGTCGGTAATGCCGGCTTCTGGCAGGATCGCCCGCAAGCGGTGCGCGACACTGTCGTACTCGATCACTGCACCGTCTGCATACGTGCGGCGGTGTAGGCCGGCGCGGTCGGCGTTGGCCGGATACTGCTGGCTGAACAGGCCAGTTAAGGCAATGCCTTGCTCGGTTAGTCCGGAGGGGCTGAACAGGACGACCTGCTCACCTACCGTGGGCGGATCCCAGGTCCTATCGGCCCCGGCGCGCAGAGCGAACCAGGGCAGCCAGCCGGTCAGCAGCTCGCCACTCTGGACGCGCAGGCGTGGAGGTCGGTTGTTTTCGAGACTGCCATAGTCCACCTCGGCAACGGTTCCAAGGCGGATCAGGTTCTCGATCAGGCGGGAAAGGGCGGCGTATTCATTCATGCCGCCAAGGATGAGAGGGACGCGCAAGACGTGCAGCTAGCGGAGGTTGTAGAAAGCGGTTTTACAAGACAAGGTGATCGAGCAAAGCGCCGCGTATGATCTCCAGATCATCTTCAGATAAACCCAGCAACTCACGGCGCGCATAGCGAACATCAGGCGCGCCTCGCTCGGCCCGATCCTTTAAGCCGTACTGATGTACCCTTGCGATCCGGGCGACCCGGCCAGTAAAGCCGACCGTCACGGCCTGCTCGCTGCCTTGTGCTTTCAGGTAGCGGGCCATCTTCAGCTTCATGAACATCTTTTTCTTGATCCGGCCCTGCTTGCCACGTAAGTCACGCGGCTTACGCTTCTCAAAGGCGGAGCCATCCGGATTCTTTTGCGCGGTGATGCGCTTGGTTTGGTTCTTGCGGATCTCACGCGCCGCCTCCCTGGCCAGCTTGGTCCGCTCCTGCGGCTCGAGCTTGGCCAGCAAGGGGTTAAGCCAAGTTTCCAGCGCAGTCAGGTCATCACTCATGGCTGGCTGCTCCGCTTGGGCATGGGCGTTTCCAGAGCCAGGGTTTCACTGCCATCCGGTGTCTGCCATTCGGCCAAGAGTTCACCGCCGGCATACACCTGGTAAGTACCGGCCCCCTCGGCCTCGGAGTACTGCGGCTCGCCGGCATGGGTGAGCGAATAGGTGCCGTTATCCTGCTTTTTCACAATGACCCGCTCGGTCAAGGGCAGGGTGATCGCCATATCCACTTTGCTATGGTCCAGAATATCCACCTCGAACTGGATGCCCTCGGCTGACTTGTCCAGATTAACCAGCAGCTCCGACTGATTGGTCCGAACCCAAGCCAGCAGCGGCAACATGACGGCGTCTGGATGGCCAGCAAAGTCAGTCAGGATAATCTGCAGGTTATAGCCGTATTCAAAAGACAGGCTTTTAGCGGCCGTGCAGCGCACCTTGCCCTGGTCGATAAAGATCAGCAGCCGGTCGGGGTTGTGCCTGAGTTCGGGCACGGCGGCCATAAGGTGAGCGCGCAGGCTTTCCGGCTTATTCATGCGGGCCTTCCTGGTGATCAACGATCATATCGACCTTGGCCGCGCAGACAGCCCAGTCGTGCTCGATAGTGTCCATGTCTTCGAGCAGCTCGCCGTTACGGCTGGGGCTGGTTTGGGACAGGGTGCAACGGGTCACTACCGGACAACCACTGACGATAAGCTGCGGCGCCGGTGAGGGCGGGACGCTGCCGCAGCTGGCGAGCAGCACCAGGCAACTGCCCAGCAGCCCAGTCTTTAAACGCTTGGTTTTCATCTTCCAGTTCCTTGAGTCGGGCCTTGCGTACATCAATCTCGCGGCGCAGATTGGCCTGGACCGTTTGCAGTTGCCGCTGGGCATCCCGCTCGCCCTGCAGCGTATGGGTAAGGGTGTCGATGGTCTGTTGCCGGCTCAGGCTGTCCTGCTCGGCCTGGGTGGCCCGGCTCTCGGCACTGGCCTGGGCGGCCTCGGCCGTCTCCAGGCGCAGGTGCTGGATCCAGAGAAATCCAGTCACGGCCACGAGCAGGGCCAGGCCATAGCCGAGTTGTTTGAGCATGCTCATAATGCGTCACAGCCCAGCCCCAGATAGACATCCAAAAGATCGAGGGCAACCTGCAGCCCTGTCAAACCCAGGTTAAGCCATAGTAATTTGACCAAAATCCGGGCGTATCGAGCGCTGATAAAGATGGAGATCTTCATGCGTGCGCCCACCCTAACCAGGAAGAATCCGCGTGCTCGGTAGAAAGCATCGCGCGGTCGAGCTGCTCCAGCTCACCCAGGACGATCAGGCATCTGATACCGGGCAGGGCCAAGTGCAAGGCCTCACCAAACTCATTGGCTGTCTCAAACGGTGTGTCTGCCGAAAACACAAACACATCGCCATCCTGCGGCCGTAGCCGGCGGATCTGGTTGACGTCGATCATGCGGCCTCCTTGGCCAGATCCTCAGCAGCGTGCCGCTCATAGGCGCGGGCGAGCTTGATGTCGTAGAGGTTTCGCTTGTAGGCCGGGCCGTTGTACAGCTCGGCTACCTTGGCCCATTTGCGCGCCTTGAGCGCGTTATGCAGGGCGGTGTCGGCCAGGATGAAGCGCACAAAGGCCTCGAGCTGTTGCTCTTCGCTTTCGCTCATCCCAGCCACAAAGGCCTGCACGGATTCATAGCTCAGGCGCTGCCAGTGATAGCCCATGATCTGAAACGCGCCCCAGGAGGCAGACTCCAGCGCAGCGGTCTCATCGATCTGCCGGGCCAGGGCCAGGCGCTGCCATTCAGCGGTACCGCCGGAATAACCTCCGGTCGTGGCGTTGACCAGATTGGGATACTGAGCCTCAAGCCTTTCGATATCATGCCCAGCCGCCTCGAGGCGCTCGCGGAAGACGTGCCGCTCGAACAGGATCTTGGCCTTTCCATTAGGCAGGAAACCCTGGCCCTGGCTTTCCACTTCGTTGATGGCATAAACGCTGGCCAGCGATACCTCAAGTTGACCTGCTGCCTTGACCAGATCGCTGTGCTGCAGGTGCTTGCCATCATTAATGCCCAAGAGACGCGCCTGGGTCTTGGGGCCAGCGATGCCGTCAGCCACCAGACCCACTTTGGCCTGATAGGCCTTAACGGCCTTTTCAGTGTCGTCACCGTACAGGCCATCCAGGCGCAGCTGCGCGCCGTTCTTGTTCAGCAGGTTTTGCAGGTCGGTAACAGGCTGGCCCTTGTCGCCGTGCTTCAAGGTAGCGGTCATTGTGCGTCCTCCACCTTTTTGCTCAGGTAGCGGTCAGCCAGGCGGCGGACGCCTTCTACACCCAGCAGGCCAATAACGCCGCCAAAGAACGGCGCAGCGCTCTGGGCAATGCCAAAGAAGTCCAGGCCGGAGCTGGTGGCCAGGCTAATGGCTCCGCACAGCGGGGCCTCCAGCAGGACCTGGCGAAAACTTCCGCCACCGTAGAGGACGCGCAGAGCGGCAACCGAGCAGCCCAGAAGGCCTGCATAGATCGTGCTCCACTCTGCTTGCAGCCGGGCGATCAGCCAGGCGTAGATATCGAAATTCTCGGGAGGCATGGTGGGCTTCTCGTTATTCATGGTGATCAATCCCAGAGGTTCACCTGCTGCGCCTGTTGGGCTTCAGCGGTTGTGGTGGATACGTCTGGCAGGGTGACGGGGTGCCCGATTGGCAAGACGGGCCCTAACTCGGCAAGGCCTGGATTGGCCTCAAGGACCTGCTCGGTGACGCCGGCGGTTGCGCCGTAGTGCCTCCAGCAGAGCCGGTCGAGGGTGTCGTTTTGCTGCGCACGGACGGTGGTGGCCATCAGATAAGCTCCACCGTGCTGCGGCCCAGGCCGAGCAGGTCGCGGATGGCCCAGCGGGCATCGCGGCGGTACTCGTCAATGCTGGGGGTGAGTTCGTCAGCGCTCTGGCTTCCTGCCTTGGTGGTGTCATAGCTGCGGTAACGCTCGTAGAGTTCCGAGCAGGCCAGGCACGACACGGCGCGGTTATAGAGCTGCACTAAGTAGCTCATGCCACTGATAGTGTCGGCCGGGACTTCCGCTAATCCCTTGTAACCAAGCAGGACGTTGCGCGCCTTGAACGCGACTAGGTCGCGGTTGGCAGAGATCAGGGCGCCGGTAATAGCCACCTGCAGACGGGTATCGGTGACGCTTGAGTCGATCCGCTGGGCTGCACGCAGCTGGCCGGCATCGATGTCAGGCCACCAGCCGTCATTGATCACGGTGAGTTCGGAGGCCTGGGCTACTGCTATAAAACCGCTCATGGTGCCGCCTTAGGAAAAGATCGCCGGTGGTCGGCGCTTCACGAAACAAGGTCAGGCCTTTTCGATCCGCGACGAGCCGGCGGGGTGCGTGGGACGCTCTGTTAGCCGGGAGTTCCGGCGTGTTTCCTCAGGAGGCGCTCGGCGCGCTCCAGATCCTTTTTGCCGCCGCAGCGGTCATGCAGGCCGATGGCCTTTTGCAGAGACTCGATGGCCGCCTGGAGCTGGCCAGGCTGGCCGGCGCTGTCGTCATCGATGCCCTGCAGCTCAGCCTTGCCAATGGCCAGGTATAACTTGGCCCTGGCCTCGTCAGGCATGTCCTGCTCGGCCGTGATTTCGGCGGTACGCTTCAGGATGTCCAGGTCGAAGGTGTCGCCGGCCTTTTGCGCATTGAGCGCAGCAGTGGCGACTTCCTCGGCAACCAGGCAGCCGGTAGTGCGGGCGAAGCGATCCGGCATAACAAGTCCCTTGCCCAACACATAGGCCGCGATGTCCAGCGCACCGGCAAAGTCGCCGGCATCGATACGCCAGATCATGACCGTGGTCAGTACCTCGTCCTGCGCGCCCTGCCCGGCCGACAGCACGCCGGCCACATAGTCGACGTACTCCGGCAGGAGCTGCCGCTTGAGTTCGGCTTTGCCCTGGGCAGACTGGATCTGCTTTAGGCGCAGGCGGTCCTGGTGCAGCTTGGCCAGCTGCAGTTCATAGCTAGTGGCACCTTCCATGGAGCCATGCGGTGAGGCCTCGGCGGCCTCCCTGGCGGCGCGTTTGCGCAGCTGGGTACGTTGAGCAAGGGTCAGCATGGCTTACACCGCCTCGACGTGTTCAGCCAACGCAACCAGACCAAAGTCCTCGATCACATAGGCATCATTGGAGGACTGGTAGTCGGCGATGCGGTCGTACTCGGGTTCATCTTTCAGATAACGGCGGCGGCCGCCTTCCTGGACGTAGATCGACAGGTTGGCCAGCGTGGTGACCAGGATCGTGCCGGCCGGGAAGAACGGTGCATCAACGACCGGCAGACCGCCCAGGCGGGCCTTGGCAACGATCTCATCGGCAGCGTTGGCCTCGACGTTGGACGCACCACCTTTCTCAACCGCAGCCAACAGTTTGTTGTGCATAAGATCGCGGGAGATCAGGACCACCAGATCCGGGCGGCTGCGGTGCCAGGGTTCAAGCATCTGGACCAGGTCATAGACCAGACCGTCCAACGTCCCGAAGTCGCCAACAAAGCTACCGTCTGCATTTTTTGAAGGGTTGATCGTGATCTTGCCTTCGGTCTTTCCGCTGTCGAGCACGCGATCCGCCGCACTTTCACGGATCTTCTGCAGCCAACCCTTGTTGACGTCCTGCAGGAGCGGGTTCTTGACGATATCAGTCGCCGCTTCAGCGCTCGTGCCGTTAAAGCCAATCATGATGCGGTCAAGGGCCTGACGCTCGGTGATGGCTTTGGACAGGCGAACCTGGAAGTCTGGAAATCGCGCCCAGGCATCGATCAGCTGATAGGGGAAGGCGCTGTCGAAGTTGGTCTGCTTGCAGCTGTAGCTGTCCTTGGCCAGGGCGCTACGATCCAGCGGATTGCGGCGGTTGCCGCCCTTGGTATTGGTACGGCTCGCAATGGGGCCGTTCACACCTAATAGAATGGACTCGCCCTCCTGCTCGGTCACGGTAATGACGTTGACCTTTTGCAGCAGCGCGTTGGATTCCTGAATGGCGGTTTCCAGCTTTTGCTGCACCGCCGGCGTTACGTTGAATTTCTGCTCGGCTGAGCTGACGCCGTTAAGGAGGGCCACCTGACCCAGGAAGCCGTTAAAGACAATACGTGTTTCTTTGCGCATGGGGTTCTCCCGAGGATGCGGCGGGTTTTAGTAGTCGGTAAGGATCTGGCCAGTGCTGCCGGTGGCCGGCGGACGCTGCTGCTGGCTGTGGTCGGCGGTCTTGCCGAGGGTATCGGTGAGTTCGGTCAGGCGGGCTTCGAGTGCTTCCAGACCCTGGCTGAATTCGCCTTGCTGGGCTTGCACCTTGGCAAGGTCTTCGCCCTGGTCACGCACGTGGCCAGCCAGTTCAACTACAGCATCGCCAAACTGGGCAAACGCCTGGTTGTCCTCGGCCTGCTTGCTCTTGAACATGTCCTGGATGCGCGTAAACAGCGCAGCGCCCAGGCCGGTTTTTTCCTGCACTTCTTCCAGCTCGATGCTGGTTTCTTCGCAGGCGGTGAAGAGGTTGTCCGGAGACTGCTTGCGTGCCTTGAGCGGGCTCATGTCCGGATGCTGGGCCGCAAAAGTAAGCATCTCGGTGCCAATGCTGGCCGGGCTATCGGTGACAGCCAGACCTACCAGGTACGCCTGACCGGAGGAGCCAAATTTCTCGCTCACCTCAATGGAGGTGTACACCTTTTGCTTGAGGTTATTGACCATGTTTACCAGGTCGTCGGTGGGCTCGATCTGGGCAAACAAGGCCAGCTTGCTTTCGCCATTGATCTCGACTTCTTGGGTAGATAATGCCAAGACATCGCCATAGGCGCGGAAAGGGGAATCAGCCAGGGTGCTGCGGAAGTGCTCCATCCAGATACGTGCGCCGTAGACCTTGGGGTCGTAAGTGGCAGCCATCTGCTCAATCCAGCTGCGCTCGATAGTGCGGCCGTCCGTGGTTGCGCCTTCAACGGCGACACGGAACTGCTTGGAACGGAATTTCTTTTTAGTGCTCATGCCGTGAGGTCCTCAATGCGGGGGATCGCGGGGTGCGGTGGCAGTGAGGGCATGGT